CGTTCGTTCGAAGAAGAAACAAAACTGTCTGGCTTCTCAGCTGCACCAGTCAAAAACGAAGGCTCTGCCATCGCTTATGACAACGCACAAGAGGCTTTTACAGCTCGTTATAACCACGAAACCATCGCCCTTGGCTTCTCCCTCACGGAAGAGGCAATCGAGGACAACTTGTATGACAGCCTTTCGGCTCGTTATACCAAGGCTTTGGCTCGTGCTATGGCATACACTAAACAGACTAAAGCAGCCGCTGTATTAAACAATGGCTTTACTGCTGGTGTAAACGCTGGTGGTGACGGTGTGGCTTTGTTTAGCACACAACACCCATTGGTTTCTGGTGGTGTAAACAGCAACACTCAATCTACTCCTTCTGATTTGAATGAGACTTCTTTGGAAGCCGCAGTTATTCAGATCGCTGCATGGACAGATGAGCGTGGTTTGCTGATCGCTGCAAAACCTAAGAAGTTGATTGTTCCACCTTCATTGCAGTTCGTTGCAACTCGTTTGCTCGAAACTCAATTGCGTGTTGGTACAACCGACAACGACATCAACGCTATCGTAAACAACGGTTCGATCCCAGAAGGTTATACAGTTAATAACTACCTGACCGACACCAATGCTTACTTCATCTGCACCGATGTTCCAAACGGTATGAAGCATTTTGTTCGTACTCCTTTGAGCACTGGCATGGATGGTGACTTCGATACTGGTAACGTTCGTTACAAGTCTCGTGAGCGTTATTCTTTTGGATTCTCGGATCCATTGGGAATGTTTGGTTCACCTGGCGCTTAATCAGCACCTAAGTTGTATAAGACCCCGCCCAAAAAGCGGGGTTTTTATTTGTTTAAATTGCTTGCACAAAGCTAAAAAAGTAGTAAGATGATGGAAACTGGATTAACCAGTCTATTAAACCGATCCAGCGGACGCATACACGATTAATAGACTTACTTTGTATGGAGAAATACTATGGGTTTTGCTACACACCTAGGTCCTTGGCTGCTTGGCACCGTTAAAAACACTACTGGCACTACTGCTGGTTTAGTCCGTAACACAGGTTGCACCGTTGTTGCTCAATCTGGCGTTACCACCGTTGCTGATACTACTGCTACTACAGAATTCTTTATTCCAGCAGGATCACAGATCCTTGAAATTTACGTTGACATTACTACCGCTTACGCTGGTACGACTGGTAACACCATCACTATCCGTGCAGGAAGCACGATTTTAGGTACTGTTGGTGGCGCTACTACTACTCCATTGGCAGTAGGTCGTGCAACATTTACCATTACTGGCGCAAATATTGCTACTTGGATCAATACTGGTACAGCAGACTTACCAATTACAGTTACTTACGCTTGTGCGGGTACAGCATCTGGTGGCGCAGCTACCGTTACTTGCCAGTATGTAGTACGTAACTCTGATGGCGGTCAGTTCCAAACCACATTCAATAATTAATCCAGCGGACTAGGGTTTTCCCTAGTCTACTCAACATCTTAGGAGATTAATTATGGCAATGCAATATGACGTAAAACAAGGACATCTAAACCAAAGCGGTTTTTTTGTTCTTGGACGCAATCGTGTTAAAGGCATTTCTTGGTATGGTTCTGCTTCAGATGGCACTTTAGTGTTGTTTGATACAACCACAGCCCCAGTAACTGCAAGCGTTACTTATGAACGTGCAGGAACTTTAGTAACAGTAACCAAAACTGCTCACGGTCTTAATACTGGAGACATTGTAGGTATTCATTTTAATTCGGCTAGCGGTGTAGCAGCAACGGACGGTAATTATTCTATTACTAGACTTACTGCAAATACATTTACCTTAACTGATATTAACAGTGGGATTGTAGCTAATACTGCAACAGCAGCATATGTAAGCGGTGGCAACAGATGGTTAATGACTTATGAAAATGATGCTACTGACACGTTTAGTAATGCCCCTGTCATTCCAGGCGAAGGTGTTTTAGCAACTAATGGCATTTACGCATTGATGACTAATATAGGCGCAGCACAAATTTATTATGGCTAAGAAAAAAGGTGTCTCGCTTGCGGTTGGTCGTGGTGAAAAGCTGCCTGTATCTAAGGGTGCTGGGCTTACCGCCAAAGGTCGTGCTAAATATAATGCAGCGACTGGCTCGAATCTAAAGGCTCCGCAGCCACAAGGGGGCGCTCGTAAACGGTCATTCTGTGCTCGGATGTCTGGTATGCCTGGACCTATGAAGGATGAAAATGGTAAGCCTACAAGAAAGGCTGCCTCTCTAAAGAGGTGGAAATGCTAAACATGATGGAACTTTGGACTGGTGGTCTAACCATATTTATGGCACTAATTGGCTATATCATGCACGAAAAGTTCAATGATTTAAAACGTATTGATATTTTGTTAAACAAGACAAGAGAAGAGGTAGCCCGTGATAACGTTACTAAAGCAGAAGTTGACCGAATTGTTGAACACATGGACGCAAGGTTTAACAAACTTGAAAACAAAATTGACCAGCTTATTCAAAGGTAAGTGATGCCAAGTGTATCTGTAAAACAACACAATTTAATGGCAGCTGTGGCTAATAATCCAAAGTTTGCTAAAAAAACAGGCATCCCGCAATCTGTTGGACAAGATTTTATTGATGCAGATAAAGGTAAAACATTTAGAAGTGACAAACTAACAAACGCTTCAAAAGGCAAAATGAATAGGCCACAATCTAATCATGGAAAGAATCAATTGCCTAATTTTAGTTTGCAGCGGTCAGTAGGTAAAAAAGAAGGCGGTATTTTAACTAACCAAAAAAAGGATAAAGAAATGAAAAAGATGAACCCAGGCATGATGGCTATGATGGCTAAAAAGAAACCAATGAAAATGGCTGCTGGCGGCATGCCAATGGTTATGAAAGACGGTAAGAAAATACCAGCGTTTGCTGCTGACGGTAAAGGCAAAATGGCTAAGGGCGGTATGGCTCATTCAGACATGGCTAAAGACAAGCCAATGATGAAAAAAGTAGCAACAACAGCTGTAAAAGGTCATGAGAAGAAGATGCATGGCATGGCTAAAGGTGGCGGCATTGAAATCAAAGGTAAAACCAAAGGCACAATGGTTAAGATGAAAAAAGGCGGAAGCTGCTAAATGCCAATCGAACCTGTAGACCCTACTAAAAAAACTGGCAAGGACGGGAGTGAGAAATACACTCCGCCTAAAGAAAAATTCGTACCCAGCGACTACGATAAAGCAGCGGAAAAGGTAAAACAGGAAAGCGATAAAGCTAAAGCAGATGTACGTAAAATTGCTGAAGAGCAAAAAGCAAAAGTTGAAGCTGAACGCCCACGCACTTATGCTGAAAGACTAAAAGATATGGGTTTATTGCCTAAACCAAGTGGCGGCGGTAGCGGCGGCGGAGGTATGGGCGGCAATAAGTTAAGCAACCGTGATCTACTAAAAAATTACAAAGCTGGCGGCAAGATATCAAGTGCCTCCAAGCGAGCAGATGGTATTGCTATTAAAGGCAAAACAAAAGGACGGATGGTCTAATGGACTTATTAAAACAAGGTGCACAAAATCTAAAGTCGTTAGGTTTTGGCGCAGCAGTGCCAGAACTACGTGACCGTGTTTTAAACGTTGTTACTGGCGAAGGAACTAAGGCTCAAGACGACAGAATCAAGGCGCTTGAGGCCGAAGTTGCCGCTGGTAAAAAAACTCAACAACAAGCTGCTATGGAAGCTAGAAGCGCTGGTATGAAAAAAGGCGGTAAAGTATCCTCTGCCTCCAAACGTGCTGATGGATGCGCCATAAGAGGAAAGACAAAAGCATGAGACCAAGTAGAGGCATGGGCGCCATAATGCCCTCTAAAATGGGTAAAGGCGTTAAAAAAGAACGCAGGGACGATACTGACTTTACCCAGTACAAAGAAGGTGGCAAAGTCAAGATGGCTGGTGGCGGTCTTTACGCCAATATCGCAGCTAAGAAAAAACGTATTGCCTCTGGTTCAGGAGAAAAAATGCGCAGCGTTGGATCTAAAGGCGCTCCAAAAAAGAGTGATTTTGCCAATGCAGCTAAGACGGCATCGTATGCTGAGGGCGGTAAATCTAAAGTAAACGAAGCGGGCAACTATACTAAACCAGAGCTACGTAAACGGATTTTTAATAGCATTAAAGCTGCAGCAGTGCAAGGTACTGGCGCTGGAGAATGGTCAGCTCGTAAAGCACAACTCATGGCAAAACGTTATAAAGCCGCTGGTGGGGGTTACAAGTGAAATGGTCAGACAAACGCAAAAAGTCGATCAACTGCGACAGCCCGAAGGGGTTCTCGGAGAAGGCTCATTGCGCCAGCAAAAAGAAAATGGCTGGAGGTGGTTTAGCAAAATCGCAGCAATCTTTAAAATCTTGGGGCGACCAAAAGTGGACGACCAAGTCAGGGAAGAAGTCGTCCGAGACGGGGGAGAGATACCTGCCAAAAAAAGCAATCCAAGCACTAAGCCCCCAAGAGTACGCAGCAACAACACGAGCAAAACGAGCAGGCAAAGCGCAGGGAAAACAGTTCGTGCCCCAGCCAGCAAAAGTAAAAGCAAAAGTAAAACCGTTTAGGAAGATATGACCACTACGGGATCTACCGCATTTAACCTGGACATGAACGACCTCATTGAAGAGGCGTTTGAGCGTTGCGGTTTGGAATTACGTACTGGTTATGACTTCCGTACTGCACGGCGGTCTTTAAACATTCTGACAATTGAATGGGCAAACCGTGGCATTAACCTGTGGACAGTAGAGCAGGGTCAGATTGTAATGAATACCCAGCAGGCTTTGTACGCCCTGCCAATAGATACTATTGATATATTAGACGCAAGTACCCGTACTAATAACGGTAGTCAATCTAATCAGGTAGACATCAATTTA